GACGCTCTTCCGATCTAGAATTTACATTAAACGAGCCGCTAGAGACTTCTTTCCAGCGCCAACATGCTTCTCAGCAGCTTCCTCCCTCTTGGCGTGATGTGACCCACTTGATGACTTAACTAAGCCAAGGCGTGTTCCTAGCTTCATCATTCTGCCACCAATCATACGAGCAAGGCTGTCCGTTGTTCCAGCTGGAGCAAGAGGAGCGGCAATGATGTCTTGTTCAGAAAGAACGCCCTTGATGATACGTGATGAACCACGGATACTCTCAAAGAAGCCAGAGTTGGCCGTGACTACAATAATCTGGGGCTGAACAGCAAAAGGGAATGTATTTGTCACTGAGATATTCGCTTGGAACGTGAAGTTGCCTACAAGGGAAGGCGCTTGTCCCTCTTGGAGTGTTATATCAACACCGGGCTTGAGGACTAAGATACTGCCAACTGTTGAAGCAAACTGACCCACAGCACCAGATGGAACTCGTGTCTGACCACACCACGTATTCCAGTCCATCTCTAGACCATTGCGAACTGACATGTGGTAAAGCTGTTCGGGAGTGTGTGATGAAAGCAGACCAGAAAAGTTGTCAAAATTGATTGAAAGAGGCGCTCTGGAACGACCGCCAAGACTATCAAGATTTGTTGCTGATGAGGCAAGAGGGAGATAGGATGTTCCAAACTGGGGAAGAGAAGGATCTGCTTGTCTTTGTGAGCTTACCACAGTAGAAGACGCAAGAGCCTTGACGTAAATGATGAAAAGGTCTGGGATCTGGGGGAGCGTGATTGTCTGCGTCTGTAACTGCGCTGTCTCATTCGCCTCAAGAACTCCATTCTGGTTCTGCGTGATATAACGAGGAAACTCCATGTAAGGCACAACCGACTTAGGAGGAAGAGGGATTGAAAGAGAAGGCGTTAGGAACTGAACATTTACAACAGAGTCCGTAAAAGCACCTACTTGCGTGTTGTATGAGAGAGGGGGCGTGAATGAATTTGAAGCTGCTCCACCGCCGTAATAGAGCTTCTCAGTCGTGCCAACAAAGCTGTTACGAAGGCGGAGCGCACGATTGGGATCACGCATATTCATTACAAGCTGGATATTGTTGATGCCAAAGAGACCCGTGTCGGATGAGAACTCCTCGCTAAAGATGAAGGGCGAGAGAACAAGCTTCTCGGTCGTGCGCCACTTGAGGAAGACTGAATAGAGACCATTTACAACACCATCACCTTGGTCTGTTGAGACTGGGACACCATCAATCGTATTCACAACAATGTTGTTGGCGCACGTATAAGCACCAGCGGTAGTTCCAGAAAGCTGATTACCTTGGGGGTCAGTGAAGGTAATATTCGCCCAAGCGCCGTTCGGGACTTCAGCATAATCGTGGGCCGCATTCGTGTAGCCAGAGATGGGATCGTTCTGCGCATTAAGTGACTGGGCATTCAGCTGATACTTGTCTAACATCGTCGGGCAAGTGCGCTGGAGACGATTGGGTCTATAGTCCGTAAGACGAAGCACCTCAGTTAGAACATCTTGGGAGTTGATTGTGACTGTCGTGTCATTGACTGTTGCCGTCATCGTGGCACAGAGAGAGTTTAGGGGGAAGGCAGCGAGTGACCCATCTACGCCAAGCTGGAAAAGAGGCTCGTCAATAGGATACTGCCCACCCTCAGCCGTGTTGTTAAGGCGAACCTTAAGCTCTAGATAAACTGTGGAAGACCACTCCATATCACGAGACACGAACACATTCTCGGAAGGAACGTAAATGTTGTAGGTGTGCTGTGAGGCCGTCTGTGAAATGGCTGAAAAGGGGGCGTTCGTGAGAGAGAGCGCACCCTTCTCTACAGCATACTTGGGGGCTGTCTGAACGATACGATCATCAAAAACCGCAAGTTTCTGAATGTCAGCACTCATTATATTAAAGCCCAACAAAAAAAGATTAGGAAAACACAATCTTTTTTAATTGGTTTTGATGAAAATGTTTTAAGAACGGAAGTCAATTTTGCGGAATAACATTTTAATGCTTACGTCGGAACAATTAAACATAGAAAGAGGAATTAGTTCTCCAGTAAGACGATACTTCCAAAAGACTTGAATGTCAATATTTCTAATCTCATCGTGAGAAGCTTGGAAACTAGCCAATCTATATTCTGCCGTAGGCTCATAAAGTGTAAAATCTCGCCATCCTTCAGCCTTTTCTATCTGTTGATCTACAACAAAATCGGAAATGATTGGCTCAAAAGCACTCTTAGAACCAGTTGATACAGTTACATTCCCCTCGCCTAATGTAACAGCTTTAGCAGTGTATTCGTTCTTAACCGGAAGAAGTGTGCTTGTGAAAACAAGAGCTTGGACTGGCGACCAGAGAGAATTTGTAGAATTATAATCTTGCTTTATAATCCAATAGAGGTTCTGGTCTATTGTTGGAATTAAGAAAAAGGGATTATAGACTGGAGGAGGAACAGCTGTATTGCCTTGGAGTGTCGGATTATTGTTTAAAATATTAGTATAGTTCTGGTTCTCAAATAATATCTCATTTGTATAATCGGCAGCTGGTTGGCCGTATCCATTAATTCCAATAGTTACTGGAACTGAAGTAAGAGGGAAAGGGATTGTATCACCAGCTACTGCGCCATAATAGGTATTATTGAAGTTTGTAAATAAGCCATACATGTTGGAATTAAAAAAGAGGCGAAGCACTGCTTGAGAGTTTGGAACGGCTGCCGAAGGAGCTGTTGGAGCGGTTGGAGGAACAAAGGCGGGGACTGAAGGCTGTAAGCCACCATTATATATACCTTCTACTGGATCGCCAATTTGACCAGACACATTGAAGGCACGAGTATCACCATAAATCTCAAAACACTTTGTATCTTCATTGTATTTCATAAAAGGACATTGATTATCCCCCAAAAAGTCGTTAAATGTAGGATATGGGAAAGGACTTGCTGTTTTGTCTATTGTAGCATCAGTTCTCCAAGCAGAACTGAAGGTATTATATGTCTCAAACATAGCAGATCTAAAAGCTTCATTTACAAGGGAAACCCAATGCTTATATGTATATACCCAATAATAACGACTAGAAAGGTCTTGCTTTGTTATGCCAACAAGTGAATTTACATAAGGGACTGGAGCGACATTAGTATTCTGTGTCTCTGGGCGATATATAACTGGCGTTGATCTAGTTGTAATTGTAAATGTCTTGCTTGTTATTCCTCCACCCACATTTGTATAATACCAAGTGCGCTGATAAGGAATAGCACACGTGTATATAGTCATATTCACATCAACTTGTCTGATATTTGTAAATGAGTTGGTCTGAATGACTGGAATAAAGAGCGGGAGGTTTTTATTAGCTCCATTCATAGCAAACCGAATAATGGAAAAGTAATAGAGTGAGGCATTGCGGACAATAGGGGCATCACGACTTTCATTGAACTTTACAAGAGGGTCGCTCGTAACGTCAGCATTCTGTGTTGTCGTAAGCGACGCATTATAGTAAATCATATCTGAGTCTGCTCCACCATCTACGATACTTTTAAACGAAGCCATTCTATATCTACCTTATATATTATTTCCCAAGGTGATTATACGTTTGCTTTACAACAAAATCATCTGGGGTTTCGCCAGATTTTTGTATTAATTGTCTATAACGCTGTATAGGGAGTTTATAATGTAACAATCTACAAACACAATGTCTTCCACATGTATTTACACAATTGGAAAGCTTCTGGAGCTGAACTTTATTAAATACGACCTTACTCGGAGATTCCGTTAGTAAATCGTGTAAAAGAGGTTCGGACATTTTCATTTGCTCTAATTTTTGATTTGACAGATTGTCTTTTTGAGCGTCGGGTGGCTCTCCATAAGGATCAAAAAATTCTATATGTCTGCCATCTTTAATCATACAGCACCAATGCCCTTCTTGCTCTGAGCTTTGAGGAAAGAAAAGGATGGCTCGGCCACGTCTATCAAAGAGTTCATTTATGTTAGAAACCTTATCCAAGTCTGGATAGGAGGTGATTTTTATATCTCCACCCAAGAGATGACGAATATCATCATCACTTAGGGCATATTTTCTGGCTTGTTCCATCTATACAGATTGAATAGTTTCTTTTGGAGGTGCTGTTGGGCTTGTGCTTTCTATATCAATACTAGTTACACAAAGGCGATTACAACAAACTGATCTAAGTCGCTTATGATTGACAGCAATATAGAAAGTTGATAAGATGCTTAGAACAATTGAGCTGTAGCCAACAATTGCCGTAGAATCCATTCTAATAAAATATAGATTTTTTATGATAGGGAAAGAACTTGCCAGATTATCTGGTCGTTTGTATCTACTGGTGTATTGAATGTTAATAAACATGTATTTGCGGTATTGGTTATTGTTTTTAGATATTGAGGGCCGCCACCAAGTCCAGCATGGACGTAGCAGATGCTTACTGTTCCAGTAGCTGTTAGATTGGGAATTGTAAGAGTAACTTGAGTATTCATTCCAGTTGTTTCAGTATATGTTCCAAAAAGGCTTGGATTGAGTAGAAGCCAATTATTAAGGATTTCTAAGGATGGATCTAATCCACCACTCCAATTATCTACAACTAAGCTATAGGCTTTGTTATTTAGAGGGCTTACAACCATATTGTTGTAAGTATAAGTAGTTGAACCATTCCAAACACCAGCATAACGAAGTAAGTTATTGGACATCTATTCAAGGGCGCTAAAAAAAATATCAATATGATATTTATTTTAGAGTATCTACAAAGCTTTTTATTCATTGCGAACAAGACCAATAAAGACGACACCCGCAGAAGTGCGTTTAGTCTTGATATTGTTAAAGGACATAAGGTTCTTAAAAGTATTATCGCCACACTTTTCTAATCCGTTGTCTGCCATATACGCCTTTTTGAGGTCGGATGAGCCAATCGTCTTTTTCTCATCAGAAACAATCGTATAGAACTTGTTAAGCCAATCCTTCACTGGATTATTATCATCAATATAGTCGCCAGTGGCCTCGGCAACTCTAGAAGGAACTGGAAGGTTCTTGAGTTCCTTGATTTCCTTATAAGTCTCAGTCATCATTAAGATGAACTCGTTACGCCATTCATCGCTCTGGCAGTAGATTTCCTTGACATCTGGATCGCCTAGACGATGGAAAGGGGAAGTAATCTTATCTGCGCTCACAAACTTGAAAGGAAAGTTAATAATACGCATTCTGCGCTCAATGCCACCATCAATACGGGTCATCTTAGGAATATTATTCATTTGAAGAATAACCTTGAACTGCGGGACATACTTGACAATATGCTTGGAATGGAGAGTTCGTGCCTCAATGATGTCACCACCACTGATTTTCTTGATAAGACCACCTTGGAGCTTATCATCGCTTTCTGGCTCAGTCGTCATCATAATACGCTTACATCTAGCTTCTACAAGTGCTGGAACTGGCTGATCTTTGCGCTCTAGGGGCTTTGTGAAAAGACTATTATCAACTGAAAGATAATAATCACCAAAGGCAGTCTTTAGCAAATCAGAAATCACGCCCTTGCCATTGCCACCCGTGCCAGTAAAGCAATAGAACTCCTCCCAACGATTGCCACCAAACAAGCAAGACGCAAGGACTTTCTGGAGATATTCATCATCTTCCTTATTCTCAAATAGACCATATAGAAACTTTTGGATTGCGCTTCTTGTAACTGGATTGGAAGCTTTGGGGTAAGCATAGCCAGTCGTTGTAGAAATATAGTCAGTTGGCTGGATTGAACGAAACTGACACATCTTGAGGTCATAGCAACCATCAGTAAAAGCAAAAACATAGCGGTTCATATCCATAACCTCTTCCAAGTCTTCCTTATCATAAAAGGAAGCAAGGAAGGAAATAACACCATTACAAAACTCACTAGAGCCAAATGCCTTGTAAGCAGTAAGGATTGTATTTAGCTTAGTAGAGTGGCTCTTCTGAAGTTGTGATTGCTTATCCTTGTCCGTGATTTTAGAAGAGGCCTTAGCATAAGCATTTAGCTCGGCACGTTTCGTATCCATCGCCATTTCTTGGAGAGTATCAGAAATGTGACGCTTTAGTCCGTGAGGTTGGGACTTCTCATAGCCCTTCCAGATATTCTGAGGCGTTAATGAAAACCAACCTAGGCATTCATTCCATAGATAAGCATCTGGAGACATATTATAGAAGAACTTAGCCGCATCTTTGTGATTTAGCATACTGATGATAGACCAAAAGTCTTGACGATCTCCCATCAAATCCCAAAAAGCATTTGAGTTCGTGTCTTTTAGCATCTTCCAAAGAGAAGCTGCCATAACCTTGCGCCCCTTTTCACGAGCAAAAGAAATCCAGTGCTTTTGACACGCTCCACTCTCATAGTTCTTGGACTTCTTAGAAACATTGTCCCATTGTTCGCAAGTATATTTCTCATTAAACATAACCATTCCGATTTTAATCCAATCGGCATAGTTGTCTAGGAACTTGATTGGCAAGGCATCAATGACCTTTAGTAAAACATCATCGCTTTCATTTGACAAATCATTGCGAGGCTCAGAAGTCGTCTCAGTAGGCGTTTCCTCAACTACAACGCTATTAGTGGCATCATTATCGGTCTCGGCATCATCAGACTTAACATAGCGACTATCAAGCTTGGCTAGATACTCAATGACTGCCTCTGGAACATCTTGGATTGCCTCATCCTTTGCGGGTGTCTTAATCCATTTGTATGTTGCGATGACATCGCCATTAGGGGTCTTAGCTAGAGAAGGCTCAACAAAAATACAACCACCATCGCTTCTGATGTCAATCTTAGTATCTTCTGAGCCAGTCGTCTGATTAAGATATGTAGAGAAGGCATATACATAATGAAAACCCTTCTTTGTCTTTTGGATCATATTACAATCGCTCATTAGAGCCATTAGCTCAATCGCACAAGGGATTGTAGGGTCATCAATGTCAATGGCCACAAGACCAGTTCTATGACCGGTAAGCATCGCAAAGCCATTGAAGTTCTTGTTATAGGGTGATTGGAGTGGGGTATTCTCCCACTTTGAGGAAAAGCCAAACTGCTTCTTCCATTCACCCTTCTTATTTTGATAAGCCGACATCTTTGACGAAATGATTGTAGCTCCAATGCGCTTATATAAGTCGTGGCAGTTTTCCATCTCTTCTAAAGTAGTATAGTGTTCCATCTTTAGGCGGTTTCTACTGACTGGCTAGAAAATATTTTTGCCGGAAACGAAACGATCCGGGAGAAATATTTTTATTCAATATAATTTTTTATAAATCTATAGTGATGCTTAATTTATTATGATGTGTTACTTTGTCTTTTATATCATTATAAAACGTGGTCTTCTTAAGATATGGTAAGACATTAAAAAATCTCAATTTACTATAATCGGTTGATTGATAGTAAAATTCTATTTTTTTCTCATCTTCTGATGTATAATCGGCCTTCTTAAAGCACATAACCCTTTGAGGACTATCTAAATAAGCCTCATACCATTCGGGGTTTTGTTTATAATCGTTCCAAGCCTTATTAAGAAATGATATAATCTTCTCATCGGCAATCTTTTTCGTAATGCCCTTGGAATTGCTCATTCACTGCTTCTAATATATAGTATCCAAAAAGCTTTAGATACTTTCTACTGATTAGAAAAAATGAAATCCGGGAGAAATATTTATTTGGAGTTCCTTTTCATTCCGTAGGAACTGGAGGAGTGCGCATTTGAGCTAGGCGACCCAAAATGCGTTCCTTGTTACGCTGATAATAAGCTGAAGCATAGGCCTTACGCTCAGCAGATTTCCTAGCATAATAATTCTGCTGGGAAGTTCTGTGAGCTGTTTTGAGACGTTCATAATCATTCACAATTTGAGCCATTTGTCCGGGAGTATATGTGCGTTCCATCTTTCTACTTAATATAGAGAAAATAGTTTAGGTAGTTAGTGTAGGGTAAATCGCAGATTCGGCACTTTTCCGTTTTATGATAGGAATTTGAAAATCAGTGTAGCCTCTGCCTACATTATGTAGGCAAAATCGCAAACTTGCTCTAGAAAGCCTATTTCGGACTTTTCCAGCCGAGAAACTCTGCGATTTACCCTACACTCCTACACAAAACCCTACACTCCTACATTTTTACTTCCCATTCTTGTTTTTTATATATTGTAAATATATAATGACTTCTGCCTCACCTCCAGCAAAGGAAGACACAAAGAAAAAGGTCGCAAAGAACACTCTTTCCTTCTCTTGTTCTAAGACGATGGAATTTTTAAGAACTCCTAGTGACATCTGGGCGGACTTGTCCGGTGAATTCAAATTCACAATTGACATTTGTGCCTCAGACGCTAATCACCTTTTACCACGATATTACACGAAAGAGAATAATGCTTTAACAAAAGATTGGACTGGCGAGATTGCTTATATTCACCCCTTATTTGATAGTAAGGTTGGCAAATTTGTTGAGAAGGCCTTTCGCACTCCCAATCTCACTGCTGTGTTTCTTCTACCAGCTTCTACACACACCAAATACTTCCATGAATACTTCTATAAGAACCCTAATTGCGAAATCAGATATTTGAGAAAGCCCAACAAGGGCTTCAGATTTGGAAAAGATGATGGCTCAAAAGACAAGGGAGAGGGCATTGGTTACATCAAACCACTTATGATAGTTGTTATGAAAAATCCTTGAGCTTTTAATATATTGTAAAGCTAGAATGAATACTTCTTCCCCTTTATCAAAAGATCAAAGAGTAAAGAAGCTGACAGCACCGCCTCTGGCCAAATTTCCTAAAGAGAAATTCCCAATAGGAATTGGAATAGCAAAGAAGATTTTGAAAAGCTCTGAGGCTAATATTGGTGCTGTAGAAATGCGCTGGTTGAATAGTTACATGGAAAACAGAATTCAAGGCGAATGTCTGCCACGATCCTTCTTATCCAATGAGTTGCCTTCTGAAATTATACGCATATATGGAATAGGGGCGGATAAATTCATTGAGAAGATAGTTTATGATTTCAAACAGCAATGCGGACATTATAATTTGCCAGAAGCTTCAGTCTCTAATTAACATTCTAGCATTATGGGCTGATACTAGATATTGCGGGTAATGCTTATAAATCATTGTCCAGCGCCCCATCTTTCTCAAATCTCTAATATCATCCTTTGTCATTCCTACATGGGTCTTTAGCAGATAGTTTAGGGCGTGGAATGACGTTGCCATAGGATATACGACGATATGGGTTGCTTCGTTGAGGAGGAGGCGGGTCTTCTTGTAGTTTGTAAGGTAGTGGGACAGACACAACATAGTAGTGTTAGTGTGGCGACCCATAGTGGCGAGATCATCTATTAACTTATGAACAACTTTTTCAGCTTGGCCGGTAAAGGTGTCATAATCGTCAAAAATAATCATACAATTCTTAAACTCGTCTAAATCTGGATAATCATCAATAAAAGTCTGAATGTTGATTCGTAAAGGTTTAGGGCGCATTTTATCCAAAGTGCCACTATCTTCAGTCAATTTAGAGACTAAATATACCTTGCGGTCGGGAAATAGCTTCTGATAATATTCTCCTAAGCCCTTGGCTATGTAACTCTTACCACTTCCAGAAGCTCCAGCAATATACCAGACCTCACGCTTTTTAGGATCTGGACTTGGCAGAAGCTCAAACTCTCCACTCTCTAACGTGATGTCTTTAGAAGCCGTTTCGTCAGATAGAATTCGCTCGTAAAGCTGTTTTCCTAGAGCAGTTTCGCCAATGAGCTGGTCTGGCTCTAATCCCTTGTCTCGTGCTTCTTCTAGCCGTGCCATTAGCTTTACACGTTCCGTTGGCTTTATAGAGCGTAGTTCAGTAGCATACTTATTTGATGACAGCGCACCGCCTTTCCGTGTATTCCGCTCATCTCCCTCGTGTAAGTAGCAAATGCTTCCCTCTTCTTCGCCTCCTCTCACAATGGCAATAGCTCGGCCACCCTTACCAGCTTCAAAGGAAAGCGAAGGCATTTCTTATAATTAGGGCAAATATTTTAAAAAAGCGTGAAAGAGAGATGAAACGTGGTTCTTTTACTGGTAAAAGCCGATTATTTTGTCGTCGCCAATCACATATTTACAACTCGCTAAGTCATTTGTTTAACGACCTTCCCTACTATTTTTAATGTAGCCTTTGAGATTATTTCCATTAATTTGTTATAAAGTCGTTCTAGTTTCCCTAATACTTGTGACTTGGGAGCTTTTAGAATGCTATTGATTTCTCCTATAACCTCATGTTCGCCCTTCAAATAGTCCTTTAATTGATAGATATTACTTAGTCGCCCTTTGATACGATCCACTTGTTCTAAAACTGATTGATGTGCTTCCATATTGTGAAGTTCCAAAAGGTCTGCGAGTGTCTTTAAGTCCCCAGCAATAATATTGAGCCTTCCAAGGTCACCATTTAGAATTGGCAATAATTCTTCGGCGACTTTTTCGTGCTTCTGAGCCTTAGAAAGAGAGAAAAAGCGTTTGAGAGCTTTGAAAGGCTCACGTTTGTTATAATATATAATATCTTCTTGGAGTGACCTTATAATTGGTGGAGGTGTTTGAGTGATTAGCTTACCTTTTACATAGACTTCATAAATCATAGAGCATTCTGTGAAGCGGTCATAAATATTTGCGACCACATCAGCCTTTATCATTCCCTTAGACATTATAGCATCTTCTAAAGTTATATGTCTGCCTCTAAAATCAAGCTCACCAGCTAGGATTTGTGCTGAAGTCCAGCGTATAACATGAAAACGGATTTCTTTCTTTGCCTCTAAAAATCCCAATGGTTTTTCTATATTTTCAATAAGTTTATAATAAGTCTTCTTTTCTGCTGGTGTAATGGCTTTTTGTTCTAGGGCTAAATCCAAGACTTTTAAAGCATCTATCTTATTGAAATCTACAATCTTGCCGTTCGCAATATGTGCTTTAGCTGGAATAACATTCCACTCGGGAACTTCTCCACATTTAATATCATTGAAATAACATTCTTCTATTGAAAGAATTCTATTCACCATTTCCTTAAGAGAAGTGGCAACAGAGCTTACTGAACTGGCCTTTACTAAATTTGTAGCATCATAGTCACCAGCATAGAGTTGAGAACGAAGAGAAGCTGATCCAGCCACGCTTATATTTGATGAACCAGAAAGACTAAGAGCTTCTAGAATGCTTACTACTCTATCATCATAATTATCTGGAAAGCTCTTGGGAGTATAGAGAGACATCTAATAAATCCAACAAAAAAAGTAGTGTAGGGTAAAATGTAGGAGTGTAGGGTAAATCGCAGA